GGGAAGAGGATGTTTTCATGATGCAAAAATAAGAATTTTAACGCAATCCCCCAAGTTTTCAGACTGAGCCGATTTCGTCCCGGCGACTAAATAAAATTAAAGGGTAACTTACTGTAATCCAGAAAGTTACCCTTTATCTTGTCGGAATGAGGCGAATTATCGCGCAAATGCTCGATCGCAAGGGCAGCTGATTATTAAATAGTTTCAAAATGTGAAAGCTCATAAATATAACTTCCTCGTCCCGATTTCGTCCCGGGTAACAGGACGTTATTTTTATTATTGAATGTCATTTTGTTCATCATAATTATTGTATTACTATTAGTACTTTGGAACTATATATGTTATCTCACCAAATCTGATCCGCTTGCATCTGCACATCCTACATTGTCTTCCTGATGGACATTGCCTTTTTTAAGAAGCTCTGCTTGAGATTTGATGGTTTCAATAAGTGTTTTTTGTTGTGCCAACATTTCATCAAGCTGATCAAGCATCCTGTCCCGTTGTCTATCAAACCTTTCTCTCTCTTTATTTATCATCTCTAATAATTCCAAAGGAATCATTTTACTAACTTTATTTTCTTTGGGATTTGATTCAGGTTGCTTCATGTTTTGTTTGTTTATGCTATTATCTGCTATTATTCTTTCGAAGAATACATCAGGAATTGGGCGTTCACCACGTTCTATTTGTGATATGAACCCCTGTGTACATTCAAAATAAGCGGCAGCTTCTTTTTGAGTTAATTTATTGTCCTTTCTAAATGCCTTTAAATCAGCCATTAAATAAATAATATTGCAAATATTAGCAAATAATAGCGTAATAGCTTGGTTAAATGCTATTATTTGCTCATATTTGCATCGTGTTACAATAACGACACCACGAAGTTAATAAAACATCTTGTAATAACATTAGTATAAATTAATTTTTTATCAATTATGGTATTTAGTAAGTATATACAAAGTCTTCCGAATCAGCAAACTGATACAATAAAACAGATTGCTGACTTGACAAGCTCAACTACTACATCTGTGTATCGCTGGATAGCAGGTAGAGCTCGTCCACCTCTAGTAAAGCAAAAATTGATTGCCGAGTTTCTTGGAATAGAACTGAAGGAACTTTTTCCACCTGAAGAGAAAGGAGGTGAAGCATGATCTTATGTAATATTGAGTTTTATTCTACTCCTGACGGTGAGGTAATGGTAAAGGAATGTAATCAGGCTGTTCGTAAATTGGAAGAATCGGATCGTGATTTGATTTTGTCTTTCTTTATCGCTATCAGGGATAGGTATCCAGTTGCTTTTAAAAGGTTGAGTGAACTTTATTCTAAAAGTGAAAAAAATCGTCTGCATTTTGAATATAAAATAGTTCATCGGTTTGCTCGGTGTAATTTTGGTGAGTATGATCAACAGAATTATGATATTGATCGGAATGGATCTTTTCAGTTTGAAGAAGTGCGTTGCCCTCTTCGAGGTGAATGTCAAGATGAGGGAGTTGTTTGTAAACCTTTGTTAGATTCAAAGTTATCCGCCCGAGAGCTTGAAATCTTAGCCTTAATTGCTGAAGGGTTACAAGCTACTGATATAGCGAATGAATTATCTATCTCAACAGCTACAGTAAATCGGCATCGGGAAAATATAAAGGCTAAGTTGTGTTTAAAAACACTCGGGCAGATGGTGAATTATTATTTGACGAACATAAAAAAATGAACAATTATGAAAACAAAGCGATTGCTAAGTCCTAAACTTCTTAACGGTATCGTGGAGACTGTGCATGAAAATAATCTCCCAATAGAGATTTGCGTAGGTGAAAATAAGGGTGGGCTAGTTGATGTCCTATTTGTGTATCCGGATACATTCCAGGACACATTTGAACCCTTAATGGATGGTGTATTTAATGAAGTGTTTGGCCTATTGGAAGGAGGTTTTGAATAATGAATACGCCATGTTTTACGAACAACTTGCTTGCAATACAAGAGAAATTATATCAATTTGCTTATCGATTGACCACTAATGCTGATGCAGCTCGTGATTTGCTTCAGGAAACCTCTCTTGCGATATTGGATAACGAGGAGTTATTTACTCCTAATACCAATTTCTCTGCTTGGTGCCATACAATTATGCGTAACTTATTTGCAAATCAATATAGAAGGACGATGCGTGAAAGAGCCTATTATGATACTGTGTCTAATCCTATGTTGCAATCTTATGATTCAGCAGTAGATAGTTCTTCTGATACGACGGAAATACTGCAAGTTTTGGAATTGCTACCCAGTATTCAAAAAGAATCCTTCATCTTGCATCTTTCCGGTTTTAAATATCGTGAAATTGCAGAAAAATTGAATTTGCCCATAGGAACTGTAAAAAGTCGTATTTTTCAATCTAAACAGCAACTCAAGCTACAATTACAGGATTTTGTATAAATCAATAAGATATGAGCATAAAGATTGATAAAAGCGCATACAAGAAGCTAATCAAAGAGGATTTAGATTTTCTCAATAAACATTGCCCGGATGGCTTAGAATTAGACCATATTAAGTTAATTGTTTGTAGTTCTATTGATTGGCATTATCCTGATAAGAACACTTGTACAGCGTTGAAAAGGATAGAGAATAGGCTTAAAGTTGAACTTCAGAAGCAAAAGGACGCAGGTAAGCAATTTCTATCCGATCAGGAAATAGACGGCTTGATTGATAGCATACTGAAAGAAGAATAACCTTCAATACAAAGTAGAAATGAAGAAAAATAAAGGATTTACAACACCATGTTATATGGCTGTTAAAGATGGAAATCACGCTAATCGTCTAATGATAGCTTTAAAAAGTATAGGCGATAGAAAAGTATTTGGAATACCAGAGAATGTTACATATCCTTGTGTTTGTGGAGTATCTACGAACATTATATCATTCGGTGAATTGAATGATTTAGCCGGATTCATTAATTGTGAAGATAATGAGGACTTGTTTCTTGCATTAGCATCCCTACGGAATGATTCAGATATTCATCAATGGTTTACTGATGGTGAGAAATGGGTAATCAGTGATATTCACTCTCTTCTTGAACTGAAAGAGTATTTCCAATTAATTAAATTCGATTACTCAAAAACTCACAAGGCAACAGTCGAAGAACTTATCAAGCATTTTAATTCGTAACAGTATAAATAGAAATGAAAACTTATGTAATTACACTCTCACAGTTTTTCCCGGTAGGACACAATCAATCGGGGAACGAGACGAATTTCAAATATGAGTTCCTATTAGGGCAATGCTGCCCTGATTGTGAAGTGAAACAGGATTTATCGGGGAAAGAAATCTCTCGATGCAACAGTTGTATAAGAGCCTGTTTACGTCCGAAACTTCACACCATACGAACCAATTACTCAATATGGGAGAAACGTATCGGAGAGGTTCAAGCTGGGCAAGCTGTTCTTTCCGTCCGACAGTGGACTGGAAAGCCTTACCGCAGCCCACAGATTGAAGTTGCAAAATTGACATCTGCGACCGGCATAGGCATACAAAAATTAGTGTTTTGCGGGGCGTTGTCACGTTTTAAAATTGAGAATAGAACTATACCATTCACAGAGCAAGTTGCCAATAATGACGGATTATCGCTTGAAAATTGGATTGAATGGTTCAATGGTTACGATCTGAACCAACCTATGGCAATTATTCATTTTACAAAATTCAGATATTGATATGGGTACACATAACTAACTAAAAACCGATATGAGATATGAAGAAATATCGCGTAATGATCGAACTGGATACTTTTGAAATTACAGTATCTGCTATAAACAAGGCTGAAGCCAAGAAAAAGGCTATTGATAAACTTCGGAAGAAGGATATATCAACTATGATCCGAAGAGGATGGCCCAATAATAAAAAAGAAATTGGTATTGATGAAGAATAGCTCAAAAAAAATAGAAGGTAATTATGACAGTGACAGAATTGATAAAAAAATTGGAAAATTGTAATCCGGAAGCAGAAGTCTATATCTACACAGGTGATATCAATCTGATGGTTATTGATGAAGTGGAGCAAGAAGCTCCGGCAATGGTAGTAATTTCATAACAAGAAATATGGAACAATACACTTACACTTTCGACGACGAATTAGAATCAGATCAATTCAAAAATCTGCTTGATGTACAGGGAGTAAGTTATCAATTGAATAATTACACTTTGTTTGGAGGTTCATTTACCGATATAACGATAGATGCACAAATTAAACCTGCCGTAGATACACTCTACTTAGAGGTAAATAAGTATAAAATTAGGATTAACCCTTTAAAATGATACAGCCAAAGCATTACAATTATCACAACCGGTCCGGCCTCGCACAGCGAGAAAGGACTACATTAATCACTTCCGCCAGGAGAAGCCATTAGAAGGAGTATTCTTCACCGACTTCATCCGGGATGTGTTAGAAAAGCGCAGCAGGCGCAAGTCTGAACACTATGCAGCCGTTTATGATGCGATAATAAAGCACATTGATAACTTTTCATTGGAGTTTGATTGTGACATATTCACTAACTCGGTAACAGCAGAATTTCTTGATGATTTCATAGTCTATCTTGAAGATTGCGGGTTACGACATAATACCATTGTAGGATATATTCTAAAAATACAGACTCTTATTCGTAGAGCTTCGCAATACAATTATGCAGTAGATGTTACCTATGATGAAATTGATTTGAAATGTGAGCCTACAAATGCGGTCTTTCTTTCAATGAATGAGATTACAAGGATATACTATTACAAGTTTGTAGGGCAGGATAAGCGGAAAGCAAAAGAGAGAATGAGAGATATGTTTGTATTGGGATGCCTTACTGCTTTGCGTTATTCCGACTATTCAAGGTTGACAAGTCAAAACTTTATAAATAACTATATTATGATCCGAACAAAGAAAACCAATGTGGATGTCAAGGTTCCGGCACATGATTATGTAAAAGAGATATTCGCAAAGTATGGTGGTCAGGTTCCTTGTGGTTTGTGTATTCAGTACTTCAATAAATATTTGAAGGTTATAATGAAAGAAATTGGCCTAAATGACCTAGTTACTTACTCATTTACCAAAGGCGGGAAGTTGGTTACAGTTACTCGTGAAAAATGGGAGTTGATAAGTAGTCACACAGCAAGAAGGAGTGCAGCAACCAACATGTATTTAACGGGACGTATGAAAACGTTTGAGATAATGAAATTAACAGGACATCGCAGTGAGCAAAACTTCTTCCGGTACATCCGGTTAAGTGGTGATGATACTGCACGGTCAATCAGTGGTGATAGTTTTTTTAGAAAATAAAATTATTCATGAAAAGTTTAAATATGAGCAGAAGGAAACAAATAGATGACCGTAAGCGGCTTCTTGTACGGTATCGTATAGATGAGAAAGGATTTGTATCTTTTATTGATCCATGCTGTGATGACATTCCAGCAGCTCTTTTAGGAAAGATTTTGGAAGCTATTTCTAATGTCGAAAAAGAATGGAATAGTAGATTTACTAATGACATTAATTCTTTTCCACCCGATATAATATATGATGAACCAATACTTAAATAAATATAGTATGCATACAAAGGATATTTTCGAACAGACCATGCTCTCATGTGGGTATGTAATTGATAAGATTATACAATACGAAGACTCCCAGGAAGTCCGTAAAGTTGAAGGACGAGTTAAGATCCCTAAGAAGGTGACCATATTCGGGAACCGACAAACGATAATTGAAGAGAAGAAGTTCCGATGGGATGCTGTTGGTCGATGCTTTTCTTTGCGATCTAACACCCGGCAAAGAAGATATGATCTTCCTTTACAGACAATTGTGGAATTTAATAAGCTGAAGGAAACAGAAAAAGAAATGCTGTAGTAATGAGAGAGAGTTTAGAAAAATATAAAATTGTAAATTGGATTTGGGTATATCAATATTTGTCTCTTTTAGGTCCGGAAGAATTCTTCAAATTTGAAGCTCTAGTGAATACATCACTTGATAAGTTGGGGATCAACAGGTATTATGATGTATTGGAGGTACCGTCGGATAATCAGGAGTTATTTATAAAATTCTGCTGTCTTTATATATACAGGCATCCGGAATATGAGTTTAATGAAGATTTTACCCAAGTATGGAGGAAAGAATCGTATGAACAACGGGAAATGGAAGCAAGAAGAAGAAATTTATGTGCGAGAAAACGTGGGTAAAAAGACAATGGAAGAGATGGCCGAATATGTTGGCCGATCCCCATTGGCCGTTAAACTGTTTTTGCATCGCAAAAAGATAGTTGCCGGCCAGACGGTGAAGCGGAACTTAGTACAAGAGATGTTGCGTCTCAAGTTCCGACATCCGGAGAATTTTTCCCCAACGAGGGAATTTTATCGCGAAGTAAACATTAATCAGATGCGGTTTTGGGATATTTATTATGGCCGCAAGCAGGTTACACAACAAGAATACGTTGCGCTATCCGAATATTTTGGACTTACACTCCAAGAGGCATTTGAGGCTAGGCAATTAAGTATGTTTAATGAAGAATAATTATGGTAAGTAAAGAAGAAATTGACCGGATAAAATCAGCACTGAACATCGTTGATGTCATTTCGGAGTTTGTTTCCTTAAGAAGAAGTGGCTCAAATTTCGTTGGTGTTTGCCCATTTCACAATGACAGTCATCCTTCAATGTTCGTTAGCCCAAATAGGCAAACTTATAAATGCTTCGTCTGTGATCATAAGGGTGATGTTATTAATTTTATCCAGGAACATGAGAATATGTCGTTTGCTGAAGCCGTTGAATGGTGTGCGAAGAAAGCAGGAATTGAACTGGAACATCGGGAGCTTACCGACGAGGAGGTGCGTAAAGCGAAAGATTTTGAAGCGATGCGGATCGCACTGAAAGGAGCGGTCATTTTTTTTCAAAAACATCTGCCGGAGGCGCAAAACTATCTCGATAAACGTGGATTCCGGTTGACGGATAAGGTTATAAAAGATTTTGCGATCGGCTATGCTCCTGAAGGTAATTTAGCTGCTCAAGAAATGTTGAAAGCGGGCTATTCCGAGGAAGTGCTAACAAAGGTTGATGTTCTGAAGAAAGCTGCAGAGGGGAGAGTTTATGATAACTTTCGTGATCGAATAATGTTCCCTTTCTTTGATCTGAACGGAAATGTAACAGGTTTTTCTGGTCGATTTGTGGTTCCTAAAGAAAAGGCAGGTAAGTATCATAATACAGGTGATACTCCAGTTTTTAAAAAGGGCACGCAACTATTTGGACTATTACAGGCACGTGGGGCCATTGGGAGAATGAATAATGTCTACTTGGTAGAAGGGCAATTTGATGTTCTATCAATGCATGCTTCAGGTGTCGAAAATACGATTGCCGGCTCTGGGACTGCACTTACTCCGGAACAAGTAAAGTTGATATCCAGGTTTACTCAAAATATAACTTTAGTCTATGATCCTGATGATGCTGGATTAAAAGCTTCTCTTAGGAATTGTGAGCTGCTCCTGAAGGCTGGACTAACTGTACAGTGTGTTCTCCTACCTTATGGAAAGGATCCTGATAATATAGCTTCTGAAGAAAAAGAAAATACGGCGAAATGGCTGATGAATCGGAGAACTGATTTTGCTAGTTACTTTGCGGATATTTTTGCAAAAGACTTTGAAAATCCGGAATCTAAGGAGCAGGCACTGAATACGATCTGCAATTTAATTGCCTATATTTCTTCAGAAACCTTGCGGTTGAACTACGTGAGGAAGATATCCGCTAAGTTTGAGATTACAACAGAAATTATAGAGCGAAAGATACGTGACGTTGTCCGGAATGTGAAAGATATTCCAAAGATTGAGGAGATGAAATCGGGTGTCTATGGCCTTGAACAAATCAAGGAGATACGTCGTGAAGGTGAACCATGTGTACTTACATCGGATTTTGATTTGTTTCTGAAATTGTATGGAGATACCCCTGTTATTCTCTTGCATGGAGTTCCATCTGCGACAGATATCCAAGCTATACGTCGGGAGTGTGCCTATTTTACAACGGATAGCCAAGGGATTTTCATAAATAGAGATGGGGATGAATCGGACTATCTTTCCGCATTGACAATGCTTTATCGTGCCGGTTTGACAAATATAACATTGACTGTAGCTGCAAAAGACCAAGAGCAGAAAGTAGTAGAGGATGAAGAAGGGTACGATCAGGAAGAGCAGCGAATAGACAAAACTTATACATTTATAAAATACTATGTACATCTGCATGGTTTGTTCCTAGCTTCTTATTTTGGAGAAAGAACACCTTTTATTGAACGTTGCGCTGACCTGATCAGTTATGCTGAAGATTCTGTCCGAGTGGTTAATGCTAAATATTTCTATGATAATCTGTCGCTTAGTAAGACTGACTTTAATGAAATATTAAAGCCCTATTTGGCAAAACGAAAGTCCCGCATGGCCATCAATGCCCAACGTACAGATGACGATGATGAAGATTACGATCCGAATGAACTGCCTGGGTATGTAGACGAAAATTCCGAATACAATGAAATGTATCGTCAATGTGGGTTCTATCCAAAGTTGAACAAAGATGGAGAGCCTGTATGTTATATGTTCCGGCAAGAGAAAGGTGGGCATCAACAAATAGCTGATTTCTTCATGACTCCTTTACTCCATATTTATTCGGATGATAAGGAGGCCAATAAACGAGTCCTTAAAATAAATCGGAGATACTATAAAACTCCACTTTATATTGAGGTTCCGTCTAGGGCACTGCTAAAGAAAGCGACCATTGAAGAAGAACTGATTCAACTGGAGGCTGTAAACTTCACATCCGGAGAAGAAAAACACTGGACTAAGATACGAGAATATATGTCCCGGCACTTTATCACCTGTTCAGAAATCCTAACCTATGGAAATCAACAAGTCGATGGGGCTTCACGCCGGGAAGACAATATGTTTTTCGCTTTTTCAAATGGGATATTCCATGTCGTAGATGAACAGCCACGCTTTGAACCTGTCAATGAGCTTGGTGTAGTGACACATAATAAGAAGAACTATTACCTTCCTGCATTTTCTACCATATACGCTGGATCCGGACGTCAGTCTGATAAATATGAGCTTATTTCCCAATTAGTTTATAAAGATATTCCGGCCGAGAAACAATGTAGTTTTGAAAAATGGGCCTCTTTAATGGATCAGGTGTATAAAATCAATGATAATGGTAAATGGGGCATTCTCTTTGCTATAATGTGCGCATTTCGTAGCAATATACACTGTATCGACCGTTTGTTTACAGCTCCTTTCTTTATGGGGCCTATGTCTTCAGGAAAAACGCAAATAGCAATTTCCATTCGCTCTTTATTCATATCTCCGAAAGTGCCCATTTTTAATCTAAATATTGGTACAGATGCTGCGATGTCTACTTTGATGAGTACTTTCAGAGATGTTCCGGTGGTTTTGGATGAGTATAATAACAAAGATATATCCGATGCTAAGTTTCAGGCATTGAAGGGGATTGTTTATGATGGTGATGGTCGGCAAAAAAGGAAAGGCACGTCAGGGAAAGAAATTGAAAATGATAAAGTATATGCTCCTGTGATTCTGTGCGGGCAGGAAACGCCGCAAAGAGATGATAATGCACTAATGTCTCGTATTATAGTATGTGAGGTCCCTAAGCCAAAGAATCGTACTCAGGAGGAGGTTGATCTGTTTAATCAACTCAAGGATATTGAGGACCCTAACAAGATAGGACTTTCGAATGTGCTTCTAGAGATATTAAAGCTTAGGCCATTAGTTATGGACCATTTCAGGACGCTCAAGCAGCAAGCCTATGATGAATTGAAAGCCGAACTGAACAATTCTGGTGAGATAGATCGTCTGATGAAAACAGCATCGCTCTTTTTAGCAACATGTAAACTAGTCGAAAGTCATACTAAGATGAATTTGCCTTTTTCCTACAAAGAGTTTTTTAAGATAGCTTGTGCCAAGATAAAGTTCCAGGTTGAACTGATTAGTAAGACTGATAAGCTTGCTACTTTCTTTAAAGCAATGGATGTAATGATTGATACCAAGGCAATTATTGAGAATCGAGATTTCACCATTGATACACCTGATAAAATAACTATTAAGACTCCTGGAGGAGAGAAGAAGGAAATTGCATTTCCTGCAGGAACCAAAATCTTATTCTTGCGCTTGAGTGCTATTTATACACAGTTCGCTCGGAGCTCTTATAACAACGAGGATTCAACTCAATCTACCATTGAGCAGAATCTTAGATCTCATCCGAGTTATATAGGGTGTGTGCATGCACGGCGCTTCAATTGGCATGAAGTTGTAGAGGTTCCTAGAGGAGGATATGAGGACGGTAATACTAATGATACTGTAACAGTTGATAATACTATGGTCAGGAAAGTGGAAAAGAGATTTACTAATTCAAGCTGCATTGCTTTAAACTATGAAATATTCCAAGATTTGTATGATATTGATTTGCGACGTTCTGGTAGTGAACTCCTTGCTGAATCTGCTGACGATAATAAGCAGCCATTACCATTTTAGTTCGATGTATTTTCTGCCTTATACTCCTCTGCCAGCTCCGCCGGTCGAGGAGTATTCTTTTTATAATAAAGCGGACATTTCAAATTGTATTCAACCCTATCATTTATGAATATCATCTCCAATCCCCCGGACCCCCTAAATTTAAAGAAATACAAAGCAAAGAGAGTGTAATTTTGAAAAGATAATTTTCAAAACATGGCGTCCAACAGTCCAACAGTCCAACAGCCAAAAACTTTTTAAAATGTAAATGCCTGTAGTATAGTAGTATATATCTTATTAAAGTAGTATATATATATCCAACATTGCTGTTGTTTGGTTGGACGTTGTTGGACGTGTTGGATTTACAGTTTTCTACATTCCAACAGAATAAAAAATGACCTGTCCAACAAAATGCCACTTAAAAACCTTATGTTGGATGTGTAGGACGTTGTCCAACAGTCAATCAATGTTATTCTTCTAATACTAAATGGCTGATAATTAGATAACTATTTATTATGTAATAGGGCGTGTTGGACGGTTGGACAGTTGGAAGCAAAAATAAATAAAAGTATTTCAAAAATATCCTTTAACTGAAAAGACTATGATTACGACTAGTATTAATATTGAGCCATATTTGGCTGAATACTTACGTGGAAAGTATAATAATGGTTCTGAAGAAGCATTCAGAATTCCAGACAATACAGACCTTTACCATACAATATGGACATTGATGGCTAAACGACAAAAAAATCAATCTCCTGTTGATAATGGTAATTTGGCGTTTATCCTTCCTGAAAGAAGAATCGGAAAGGATCCTAAAGTTTACAATTTCCTTTCTCCTAACTCTGTACGATTGATAGAGAAAGAAGTACGGCGGATGTTTAACCGTGAACTTCATGCTGCGATGGATGAAAATGATATGAATGGACATCTTTTAAAGAACCTAGATGTTGTGCATCATTTCATGTGCTCGTATTGCATTGATTCTATTTCTGAAGATGCTCTTTTAAAAAACTTCTATAGGTGGAGAGAAAATATACGCAAGAGGAAAACACGTCGAGAATATAAAAAGAGGTTAAAAAATGGGTAAAAAATGACCGACCGAACTATCATTTTTGTCCCCAAATGGCGAAAAAACGTCCGCTGTATGGCGAACTTGTTGAATACTAAACAATTATAAGATTATGAGAGAGTTAACTATTACTTTGAGGGTGAAACCTACAGGAAAAATGAAAAAAGAAGAATATCGTTTTCTTGCTGATCCTTTTTCTTTTACTCCTTCTATTACAGATTCGGTATCAGGCAAATTGTTCGATTGTAGTAAAGACATTACGATTGAAACTCCGGATGTAGATACTCTTCGGGAATTTTCCACTGCTAGGTCCGTTATTGTTTATTTGTGTGATTCTTCAGAAAAGTATATTGCAATAGGTACGGATGACATTCCAGCTTTGGTTTCAATTTCCGCAAACTTGAACACTGCAACCTTGAAAATTTCCAGTAAAATGCTCCAGTCGCCATTTTTGCCTGTATAAACAGTCCTTCATAGCCTTCTTTCGACGAACTATCTTCGCTGAAAAGATGCGCTACAATGAATAGGACATTTCTTCGTAACTTACTTATTACATCTAAACTCTTCATCACGGCAGAAGCTTATGCTGCTGCCATGATGGAATGTTTTCCACTTCTGGATCAAAAGAACCCAGTACCAGGGGCTTTTTTCTTTTTATCGGATCCGCCGACTTATAAAGACCAGGTAGATAAGGCGGTGGCTAAACTTAAAAGAGAAATAGCATGTACTGCAGAACTTAAGAGTGTAAGCCTGACTAATGATTTCTCATCCGAGGAACTGCCTGAAGGCTCAATTGCTTATCATCGTATTTGGGGTACAATTACATCTAATTCATCCTGGTATTTCTCTTCAAAGCAATTTGAGAGGGATTTGATTGCTGCAGAGAGTAACCCTTCAATATCTGTGCATTTCCTTCATATTAACTCCGGTGGTGGTGAAGCTTGGTATTTAGACCGGTTGTCGGAAACAATGCACTCACTAAAGAAACCTGTAGAAGTCTTAGTTGAGCAGTATTGTGCTTCTGCCGGTTACTATATTGCTTGTCATAGTGCGAATGGAATACATGCGCTGACGAAGAATGATCAAATCGGTTGTATTGGTACTATGATCAGCTTTTATGACTTTTCTGCTTACTATGAGAAGTTAGGAATAAAACTAATTCAAGAGAAATCGAGTCTATCTCCACTCAAGAATAAGAAATTTGAAGATTTACGTGCTGGGCATCCGGAACAATATATTAAAGAAGTTCTTGATCCACTTACCGTTCAATTTTTAAATGAAGTAAAATCATCTCGTCCTAAACTTGCCAATCTCCCTGAAGATGATCCGGTATTCCAAGGTGAAACATTTGATGCTCAACATTCGATTGATAAAGGGTTAATTGATTCTGTGATGACTCTTCCTGAAGCTATTGCCCACGCAAATTCACGTGGACAGGAATACTTGGATAGCATTTCCCTCCGAAATAAAATAAATCAGTATGTCTAATTTAACAATTAATTAATTATGAATTTTAGAGAAAAACTTCGAAAGGTCTTACAGCTTTTGGATTTATCCCAGAAAGCGGCAGATAAACAACTTGCATCTGAGGACATTGCAGCGATTGCTACCCGTTATCAGAAAGAGTTTCAAGCAACTCTTAGAGAGGACATGGATGCTGACTCTAGGCAGCCAATGTCTCAGGAAGAAATGAACCAGTTGCAAGCGTTACTGGCAGGTATTGTACCTTCTACGGAAAAGACTGAAGGGACTGCTAATTCAGAGGAAAGTCCGGTAACTCAATCGGAAGCTACTCCAGAAGGTATTCTTGAATTAGCTAAGAACGTTGCAAAGCAAAATGGTGAATTACAAAAGCTAGTGAAAACAATGACAGAGCAAACAGCAGAAGATACTGCAGCTGCTGTTGTTACAACTCCTACTACAATGAGAATCAATGGACCTGGCACTACTGCCAAATACCTGTTTGGTATTGAAACTCCTATGTTTGATATGTCGAAACGTTGGAATAAGATAGCCGAAAATCCGAATTACTCTTCTACTGATATCGAAGAAGGTGAGGAGAAGGCTTTCTTTCAAGAAGTATCGGTTTTCTCTAAATCCCTTGCCAAACGTTATGAATATCTGAATAAGAATCATTTGCTTGATCCCGTGAAATTGGCTGCTGGCGAGTTTTCTACAGATTTTGCAGGTGTTGGTGATGCGAAAGTCGGTGATCAATATGTAATTCGTCGTCAAGATGCATTGATTGCACATGTACTGAAAGCACGTGATTTAACTCAGTTCTTTCCGATTCGTTATGGTATTCAAGATCATGACTTAGTTTTCAATACTTTCTTTGATGAAGTATCTCAAGGATGGCAAGAAGGTGAAGTTTGGAAAGGCGGCATGAAGCTTGAAAACGAAATGGGGCATGTTGATGATGCAATGATCAAAATGAAGTTTGGACCAATGAAGAAGTTGGAACGAATGTATATTGGTTACCTCAATAAAGAAGGCTCTGATCCGATCAAGTGGTCTTTGATTGAATATTGTATTGTCAATACTCTGGAAACAGCCCAAGTTGAACAAAACAAGCGTCGAATTCGTGGAATCTACGCCACTCCGGAAAAAGGTGTTCCATCTCATTTCCTGAATGCTTCCACGGGACTCATTTATACGCTGATTCGTTATTATCACGAGAATAAGATTCTCTTGCATGATGATGTAACTTATCGCTCTTACACTAAAGAGAATATGGTGGATGCAGTTAAGGAGTTTGTTGCTGATATTATTGAAAAATGTACGGAGGATATGGATCTGGATCAGCATGTTATTTACCTTAATAATTTGCATCAGACTTGGTGGAAAGAAGGTTGTCGGGCACGGTATGGCAAAGATCTTGATTTTACCGGTCCTGATAGCTATTTGAATGTTGTTCCTGATACGACACTTCATATCAAATGGCTTCCTTATCTGGGGCAAAGTTGCTTGATGTTCCTCGATATACCGGGGAATATCCAGTTCTTAGAATATATTCCGGGAGAAATGATGGCCTTTAAAGCTAAGGATGATATGGAGATGGTAAAGTGCTGGTCAACTTGGAAAGAAGGTACTGCAGCTGCTTTCTTAGGTCGTCGTTTCAAAACGCACGAAGAACTCGTTGAAAATAACTATGAATGGCAGCAGATATTCATGAATAAACCTTCTGTCGATGTGGCAGTTGATGCGACTGTTATTGATGCGAAAAAAGGTTTCTGGCAGGTTACTTCAGAGAACACAAAAGCAACTGCAATCACTGATATTAAAAATGCGAAAGCAGGTATTGGGTATCTTATTGAATGTGGATCTAAAACTAACGCTTCTACTATCTCGAAGTCCGGAAAGTTTGCTGATATCACAGCAAACTATACTCCGACAAAAGAGGGGGATTACATCCTTGTTCTTTTGAATAAAGACGGTAATTTCCGCGAACTTGAACGGTGTGTAGGAGGAATTCGTACTGTCAATGCAGTTTTGCAACCAAATCTTCCTGGCGTAAGATAGTTGTTTTCAGTTTTTTATAGGTGTTTGTTTTCAGGGGTGGGAGTTCTGCCCACCCTTTTTTCTTAATTACAAAATTAATTTTTATGAAAGCTAAAAAAGTTAGTAACCCTTATAAAAAAGGGAATCAATATGCACGTAAAATGCAGGTAAAGCTCTTTTTATCTCTTGCACTTCTTTTTGCCATTGTTTTTGTTGTTGGTATGTTCCTGGATCCTGATCATTCAATGTTTTGCATGACAGGATTCTCTGGAACATCTTTGGCTTCTATGATGGCCATTGGTAGCATAGATGACGTTTCTGATAAAGTAACTCATGGCTCGAATATAGCTTATAAGATTTATTTGATTGATGTTCATCAAATCAATTCGAATGTGAAATTTCCTAAGCCTAATGCTAATCGAGAGGTCGCGACAATACCAATGCTCTCGGGACAATATATGCAATATTTTGAGGCACATGATATTCCGACTTATGTGGGCAATGGGGAGAAAGGAGATATAACGACTTCTGGTACGAACCAATTTGTAGCAATCATGGGCGGTATGAGGGATCAGCTTCTGAACTTTACAGAAGAACATGCCGGCGGTAAGTTTGTGATTTTATTTAAGGAGATTGGCGAAGATCAATGGTATATCTTAGGAGAATATGATAGACCTATGGTATTGAAAACTTATGAAGCAAAAAATGACAAAGATGGCCGTTATATAACCTTCACTTTTGAACGTACTTCTGTGACACAGTATCATAAATATGTTGGTGATATTGTAAAGGCTCCAGCAGAGGTGCATGCAGCGGGGACTAAAGAGCTGGCTATTAAACCTACAAGCAACTCTTATGAGATACCAAATGGAACAGCTGCCACTTATGTCATTGAGACAGTATCAGGTTTGACAAATAATGATAAAGGTCGATATATTACCTTGACCGGTAGCGGAACAGATAAGGCAGCTACAATTGCGGACGGAACGACGTTTATCTTGGAAGATGGAGCAACATGGACTGCAAAGGCCGGTTCTTCTATTACATTCCGAGTCTTGGACCCTGCCACTCTTATTGAGGTTTCTGGAAGTAGAATTCAAACAGCGTAAGTTATGTACGGATTTAAAGAGAAAACGAAATATTTTAATGAGTTACGTAATACAGCGGTAGCTGAAGCAGATTTAAGTCTGCTTCAGGAAACTGCTCCGGCACATCCTAAACTCAAGATGTTTGCCCGTAACCCGCAACGTTATGCAGATGACATCCTTTATACATTGCTAGACTTAAAGTCAAAGGAAGCCATCCGGATAAATCGTCGTGAAATAGAAAAAGCTAAAGAAGAAACTGGAGCGGAATATATACTTGATACCGGTGGAACATGTGCTGGAGCAGAGATTCAATCAGACGGAAACACAGCAACTTGTTTGGGAAATCAGCCAGGAACAGAGGGAACTTCTGTACAGGAAGAAAAGAACTCTTTTGAAATCGATGCCGAGATTTACGAAAAACAGGCTGAAGCGGAACTTCGTGAGCAAGAAAAACAAGAGGCAGAGGAACGTGCATCTCAAGCGGAAGAACAAACAGAAGTTTTAGAGCAAGAGAACCAGGAACTGAAAGAAGAGCTTGAAACGGAACAGGAAGCAAGAGTTGAAGCCGAAGACCGTGCGGAACAGGCAGAGCAAGCCTTGGAAGAAGAGAAAAAAAAAGAACCTACCAAGGTAGCTCCAGAAAGCAAAAGCACGAAGAGTACCCGCAAATCGACTGGGAAAACCTCGAAGACGAAAACGTCCAAATAGCTACGATCCTATATAATGATCGTGTGGTGACTTGGAAAAAGATGAAGCAGCTCGATGAATTGCTGGATAAGAAACCGACAAGGCGTGCAGTCGTTGATATGGCTGAACTCCGGATCCGTAACTTACTAGCATTCTCCGAGCTGCAAACGTACAACGACACTGGAATGTTTCGGTATAAGCATCCGCTTATTGTTCATCGGTCGGAGAGAGCTGAATTGGAACGTTTACGGGCGTCCGACCCTTTGGAGTTCCTTCGCCGGTATAAGAACTGTTCCGATAACATTCGCAGATACGAATCCTTTCTAAAACGGCCTGAACGCAAAGATAAACGGTCGCAAGATAAAGAACACCTTCGTCGGTTTCGTGACCGAGAAGCCTTATTTAAATCAATTCTCGAAGAATCAAAGTAGATTATGGAAAAGCTAATAGAAGTATTTAATTTGGGTGGCCTACCGACTGCCCCGCTAGATTCGTTCTTAGAGCTTCAGGAGGATTTTAAGAAATCGGATCCTGATAAATTATCGAAACTACAGATGCTTATTATTACCCGTGGTTTCAAGTATGCATTTAAAGCCTGGAAGGATCCGGATGGAAAGCTGTGGATCATCGATGCCCATCAACGACGTAAAGCATTGCTTGCATTACGAAAGTCGGGGTTTATAATTCCTGAAATTCCTTATGAGCCTATTTTTGCTGCAGATAAGAAAGAAGCTGTTGAAGAGATAGCAGCATATAATTCGGAGTTTGCCACAAAGAATCCTGATACATTACTTTTTAAAAAGTACAATATAGATACCGATACGATGGAACGTTTTAACCTCGGTTATGAGGTGAAAGCTGTCGATTATTCTATTGCGACTCCTTTGTTTACCCATGAACATGAATCAGAAGGCATTCAGGAAGATAACATTGAGTTTTCTATTCCTTCAGATGAAGAAGATTCTCCAGGTTCTGTTTTTGCCCAGCCTGGTGATATATGGCTACTAGGCAATAATCGGCTGATGTGTGGGGATTGTCGTTCCAAAGCGGATGTATCTGCAGTAATGAATGGTCAATACGCTGACTTGCTTGTAACGGATCCTCCATATAATGTTGCATATCAAGGAGCGACAGAAGATGAACTTACTATTCAGAATGATTCGATGGAAAACGATCTGTTCGCCACTTTCCTTCGCCAAGTCTTTACTGTCATGTTTTCAGTCTTGAAACCGGGTGGTTCTTATTATGTATTTCATGCGGATAGTGAGGGGGAGAACTTTCGTGCATCTCTCCGGAAAGTTGGATTTAAAATAGCACAATGTTGCGTTTGGGTAAAAAACTCAATGGTCATGGGACGACAAGACTATCAATGGCAGCATGAGCCTTGTCTTTATGGCTGGAAACCCGGAGCCGGTCACTTTTGGAACTCGGATCGCAAACAGACAACAGTTTGGAACTTCGATAAGCCACAACGCAACGCCATCCATCCCACTATGAAACCAATTGCACTAATGGCATATCCTATATGTAATTCTAGTGCACCCGGACAAATTGTAGTAGACTTTTTCTCCGGATCTGGTTCTACACTTATGGCTTGCCAACAGACGGATCGAATTTGTCATGCGATAGAAATAGATCCACGCTATGTATCTGCAACTGTATCCCGATATCGGGCAATGTTCCCAGAGCAGGCAATCCGGTTGATCCGTGGTGAGGAATTGATGACTGCAGAAGAAACTCTAAAACTTATTGTATGAAAAACGAGCTGACACCTACCTCTGATGTAGATCAGATCACTCAAATCGGTGAAGAATATGTATCCCAGGTGCGCACATTTGGCGCACTTGGATACACACCGCAACGCATCTGTAACCTTCTTGGACTTCGTGGGAAGGAGAAGTTAGCGTTGATTGTCCGGATCACTCTTACTGGAGATGTATATTACGATGCATACAACAATGGACGTGCTCTAGGAGAATACAATATTGATGCGGAACTGGCGAAAAAGGCAGAAGCTGGAGATATTGATGCTATTAATACCCTGGAAGAGCGTAAAAATTTACGTGTTGAACTAGACCTACGAAAACAATTGTTTGGAGTATGACACAATTAGACCACCTTGATAAAATACATCCGGATCTAATTTCGGAGTTTCTGACAACTGGATGTTGTTCAGGAATTCCGGAGGAGATTCGGCTATTTTTAAAGCAGTTGCAATGGGCTGCAGAGATATTTGAGTATGAGAGGAATATTACTCGTGCTGCCAAGCTGTTACGGCAGAGGATTAATGCTTCGCAGCAGATTAATATTGATGAACGGACCTGTAAGGCCCGTATCTATGCCGCTATAAACTACTTTAATATCGATAACAATGTATCTATCAAGGTATGGGAATCTAATTACGCAGACAAATACGAAGATTTAGCGAAATTATGCGCTGTAAGAGGAGATTACAAGACACAGGAGAAATGTTACAACGCAGCCTTAGAGTGCCGGCGTAGAGCTTCAGAAATAGCGGAAGCAGACCGTGATCTTGGCATCGTATTCCTGATCTCTCCGAACCTCACTCCGGAAGAGCTTGGTTTCCAAAAGAAATCAATAAAAGAAATAGCTCGCAAAAACAATGAAGGGTTTTATATCAACCTTATTGATTCTCTTCCTATTGAAAAAGCGGATAAGAAACGTTTGTTACGTGATGCTGATATTCAGGAGGCCGAAATTGTAGAACCTGAAGAAACTGGAGAGTAATATGGGAATAGAACTTTATTCACAATCATCGCAATCGCTTAGTGCAAGTTCTACGACTTTTGACTTGACTGCAACTTTTGAAGAATGTTATCAGAATGTAATGCAGATTAGAGCGAATGCCATTGATTCAAATGTACTTATTGTCGAAGCCGGCCGTGCGACAGGTAAGACGGAAGGGGTTATGGGGCCACGTATTATTCGAGTAGCAAACGATATGCCTGGGGAACTTTCGTTCTTGGTTCATAAAACATACGTAGCACTCATGACAAATGTTTGGCCTAATATTCAGGCGTATTTTTCCAAACCAGTTGGTGATGGACGGCGCTCCATGCTTGAATATGGTATTGACTATATTGTAGGTGAATCAAAAATACCGTCTCACTTCAGAAAACCTCGATATCCGATTGCTTATCCAAAGCATAGTATCTTATTTCGTGATGGTCATCATCTTCAGATGGTGAGTTCTGATCAGCCGGAATCCGTAGCCGGCCGATCAGGTGTTCATGCCTTTGTTGAGGAAATGAAACACAATAAAGGCGAGAAGTTAAAGACTCGTTTGTTCCCGTCTTTACGTGGTTCTTCGGCTTCTATTCGAATGTCTCCTTATTATCAGGGAATAACAGGTGTGTCGGATACGGCCCGCTTGGATTTAGGAGAAGATAATTGGTATGAAGAATATGAGAATAACGTCAATCAGGAGCTTATTGATGAGATTGCGTCCGCTGCTTTATATTTACATGCTGCTTTATATAAAATATATCGGAACAATCACCGGTTGAGAGAGGAAAAGAATCCTGTTATCATTGAAGCCCTACGTTTGGAAACAGAAAAAGCGAAACGTGTTGTAGCAACTTGGAAGCCACGCCTTGCGGATATGCGTAGAAATGCGAGTTATTATATCCGTGCTTCTTCTTTCGCTAATAAAGACATACTTGGGCCTAAGTTTTTCCGTACCCAGTTAGAATCACTTGACATTGATGAGTTCCTGACTTCTATTTGTGCAATCCGGAAGAAGGAAGTCGTTAATAAATTCTTCGCAAACTATCGAAAAGACAAACATCAATTCTCTGATGGATATCGCTATGAATCAATTTTGAAGTTAGATTTGCGTGAACACTTTGTTTTAACCTCCAGATATTTGAAGTACTATGATAAACGTGAACGGATTCTTCTAGGTTACGACCCCGGACACTTTTCCAGTGTTGTTGCTGCTCAAGAGAAAGATTATGGTCATGAACTCCGGGTTCTAAAAGAATTCACTTGCTACTATCCGGCAGAACAGCCGGAACTGGCAAAGCAAATCTTTGAGTTTTTCGGAACTGACGCAATTAATAAACAGATTGTGCTTTATCACGACCGGGCGGCCAATAAACGCTGGGAGGACCTCGAAAAAATAACTTCTGATGCTCGTATATTGAAAAGAGAATTAGAGAGTTACGGCTTTTCAGCTGAACTCATGAACGAAGGACAGTCTACTATTTACCACTGGCAGCAATTTAAACTTTTATTGCTCTTGTTTGGTGAACGAAGTAATGCATTACCTGTATGCCGGATAGATGAGAACGAGTGCCCGAACCTTTGTAGTGCTATTCCTTTATCTCCACTCAAGAAAACAGACGGGCGTATTGAGCTAGATAAGTCCTCCGAAGTTAAAGTACCGTTAAAGCACCAGGCAGGACTAACAACACAGCTTCCTTCTGCACTTATTTACTTACTTTTCGGGCTATATGGTGACAGAATACAAAGTGAATTAAGGAACATACCGGATGATTTGCCCGAAAATTTAGTAGTATAATGTATTTGTTAGAGTGATATAGTAAGTTCCGAATTTTGTATAATACTATGTGTTTGACATTGCTTTGGTATCTAAAATGCGGGTTATCAGCCAAAAGCCATTTTGAAAACAAAAATAAGAAAAATCGAGAGGCGAAATTCTCCACGCCCCGCTGAAAAAGCGGTTTGAGGTGCAAAAAAATGCATTTGTCAGGAAATATGACATCCCCCTGGGAGCGTCCTTTCAGGAGGGGGGTAAAAACGATAATTTCGGGCATGGAAACGACGATGACAGGCATAGGCGCACTGCAATGGGCAAAGGAGTTGTCTAAGTTGCCAAACGGCTGCTTTACCATTGCCTTCTTCCCTTACTCCAGGCAGAAAGGGGAGTCTTCCGAGAAGTTGGTTGTGAGGGAGGGCTGTACTTTCCGGACACAACTTCCGGAAGAACGATTCAGCATTGATAGTGAGAACTTCTTCCTCTTTAATGATGGGAATGGTGACCCAAAGATGTGTTATCGCATACTTATTCGTTACATGGGATTTCCTCAAGATGGATATAAATTGCATAAAATAGACTGGTTATGAGTGATAGTTTAGAGATGTTGGGAAATTATGGTTGCTATGTGGATACCGGAAGCACCTTTTTGAGCATGAAACTTTCGACTGGTTTGCGTTCAACGGCTCTATC